TCTCGACGGAGTCCACGACCACGTCCTCGTCATTGCCGACCTGGCTCTCAGGTCCCTCACGAGCGAGGAGGCGTCCAAGGTCTCCGCTCAGGCCGAGGAGGACGTTCGGATCGCCAACGTGGCCGTCGGGCGGACCACCCTCGTCGTGGACCCGATCGACGACGTCAGGCGCCTGTCGAAGCTAGATCCTGCTCTCCGGGCGCTCGCCGACAGCGCGACGATCGACGACATCTCCGACGGGGTGCTGAAGGCACGGGCCGGGGGGCGCGTTCCGGTCGTCGTGTGGCAGGCGGACGTCCCGGCCGGAGCCCTTCCCGTGCTGAAGGTGGCCGACCCCATGACCATCGTCGGGCGGCTCAGGGACGGGAAGACGGCCGGGCTGCTGTCGCGACTCCGTCGAGTCGCCAGGGTCGGCAAGGCCCAGGCGCTGGTGAACGAGATCCAGCCCGGCGGACGGTCGTTCGTGTGGGGGATCGTCGCGCAGGGAGAGCCGTCCCCTGTCGCCAAGGGGATCGAGGACTGGCAGCGCGAGAGCGTGGGGACGGAGATCAGCAAGGAGTTCGAGGCGTCCGACGATCTCTGGTACGTGCCTCTCGAGCTCGGGATCATGTTCGACCCTCCGCTGGAGCTCCGCGCCCCCCCGGTAGGGCGTCAGTTCGCGGGGACGATCGACTTCTCGGCGGACGTCGTGAAGTCCCGCCAGCTCACGATCGATCAGGCGCTGCTGGCGGCGGCCCGCGGAGACGTGGCCGCGTTCGTCGAGAACCCTGTGAGGGTCATCCTCCAGAGCGCCACGGACGGCGGGCTCGTCGAGATCGATCGGGCTCTCCACGGCCTGTTCGACGTCGAGACGGACGACGCCGTCGTCAGAGCCCACGCGCTCGTCCTCGACGAGCTCGAGAACCGAAACGTTCAGACCGTCGAGGTCGACGAGCTCTCGAAGGCGACGACGCGCCTGATCCGCGGACGGCCCGTCACGGAGTCGGAGTTGACCGCATTCGGTAAGGCTCGTGGAGACGGTCACGTCCACGAGCTGCCGGGAGGGGGCCTCACGCAGTCCGCGTCCGGTCGCGGACACGTCCACGGGTTCGGCGACGGGCTCGAGACCGGCCCGCCTCTGCGGCAGGGGTCCGGCCCGAACGCGAGACACAGGCACCAGGTCGTCGTCGGCGGGGACGATCTCGGGACGACCGGAACCGAGCGGAAGCCGACGGGCGAGCTGAAGGCCGACGGTGACGGCGACGGGATGGTTGTGCAGTCCCTGATCTTCTCGAAGGAGACGTTTGACGACGCCGAGGCGGCTCGAGACTGGGCCGAGGACCACGGGTTCAAGACGGACAAGGTCGACGAGACGGAGACGTCGTTCAGGCTCCGCCAGCGGGAGCCCGGCGAGTTCCGGGGCGGGACGCTCAGGACGATCGACCTGACGGACGGAGTCCAGGCAGTCGTCGGCCGGCTCGCCGCCGAGAAGTCCATGTCCGTCCGGATCGTCAAGGCGGACGACGCCCCGTCGGAGGAGCGCTACGTATTCGGCGTGATCCTCGTTCCAGAGGAGCCGGACGCCCAGGGTGACATCTACAGCGGCGAGGAGGTCCGGAAGGCCGCCCACTCGTTCATGGAGCACTACGGCGGGGACACGTTCAAGGCGATGCACGACGGCGAGCCGGTCGACGGAGTCGTCGTGCTCGAGACCTATCTCAGCAAGGTCGAGGAGACCTACGGGGGGGAGACGTTCCCTGTCGGGACGTGGTTCCTAGCCGTCCGCGTCGCCAACGACGACATCTGGGCCGCGATCCAGTCCGGGGCGTTCACCGGGTTCTCGATGGGCGGGACCGCTCTGAGAGAGCCCCTTCACTCCTGACGTCCGTTTCAGGTATAGTCTGCCCGTGGGCACACGGACGACCAGGGCCCTTGAGGCCGCACTCCTGTTTCTCGGTAAATCTCCGGAGGAGGCGCGGGCGAGGCTGAGCGACATCCTCGTCGAGGAGGTGTCATTCGTCGACCGCGCGGCGAACCGGCGCAGGTTTCTGATCGTGAAGCGCCGAGGGGGAGCCATGACCAAGGCGGACGTTCTGGACGGAAACGAGACGGAGAAGGCCGAGTGGTCGACTGCGTACGTCAACGACCTTCCAGACTCGGCGTTCCTGTACATCGAGTCGGGCGGGGAGAAGGACGACGAGGGGAAAACCACCCCGAGATCTCTTCGCCACTTCCCGGTCCGCGACGCCGACGGGAAGCTGGACGCCGACCACCTGCGCAACGCGATCTCGCGTATCCCCCAGTCGACCGCCGGGGGCCTGACTCCTGAGAAGATGGACCAGCTCCAGGAGCGGGCGCGCAGTCTTCTCGCCGAGGCCGAGAAGTCCTCCGGGCCCGGTCTGATCGGTGCCGTCACCGCGGCTCTCGAGGAGCTCGTCGACGTCTCAGGCGCCGCCGTGGCGGCCAAGGAGTCCCCTCCCCCAGACGTCGTTCAGAGGGTCGAGTCGATCTCCGCACTATTGCACGACGCCGTATCTAGGTATCATCAGCCTGTGAGCGGGGGTCAAACCGACGTGGCGAAGGTCGACGGAGACGCGGCGGACGTCCTCATCGAAGTGGGCGTCGGCGCCTCTGCGCTCGCCGACACGGCGAGAGGTGGCGACCTCGGCGCCGCGTTCATCACGCAGCTGAGGCAGCTCGCGGCGAAGCTGAACGCTCTCGCCGGCCAGCACCCCCAACCCGAAGGCGGCGACGCTCAGAAGTCTGCCGAGGAGGAGACGATGTCGAATGAGACGGGCGAGAGCGCCCAGACCGAGACCGAGGAGACCGAGGCCGCCGTCGAGACGGGAGCCGAACCCGAGACCTCTGAGACCGAGGTCGTCGAGGAGACCAAGGCCGACGACGTCGAGGAGACCGAGGTCGTCGAAGAGACCAAGGCCGACGACGTCGAGGAGACCGAGATCACTCTCGAGGAGATGGACAACGAGCTCGTCCCGATGGGGTCTGAGGTCGCCGACAAGCTGAAGGTGCTCGGCGAGGCGATGATTCAGATCGCCTTCGTCGACAACCCGGGTGACCTCGTGAAGCTCCGTCGCGAGCTCACCGCTCTCTCGAAGTCCGTCTCGGCCCAGGTCGAGAAGGACGACGGCGGAGGGAAGCTCGCCGAGGTCGCCGAGCTCCTCCGCCAGGCGACCGCCGTCATCGACGGGAAGTCGACCGGAGGAGAGACCGCGGCTGCACCGCCGGCCGCCGTCGAGAGCGACGCGGAGAAGCGCGCGGCGGAGACCGAGGTGCTGACCCCCGACAAGGACGCCGGGGAGTCCATCGGCGTCGGCCGCGGCCCGGAGACGGACGGACGGGCGATGGACACGTCTCAGGACGGGATCGCAGACGTCCTGAAGCAGCTCGCGGTCGTGACGAAGCGCATGAATGAACTCGCCGGGACGCCAGAGGCACCCGCGAGCAGGACGGACCCGACGACGGCGGAGTCTTCGTCGGGTCAGGAACCCCGCCGCGAGGGTCGCGGCGGTCCGTGGGTACTCTAGAAGCCGGGAGGAGAAGGGGACCATGAAGGAGAATCGAGACATCGTCCAGAAGGCGGACTTCCTGCTGGCCGACCTGGCGCCTGGCGGCATCCTCGAATCCGCCCAGGCGAACCGGTTCATCCAGTTGGCGATCGACCAGAGCGTCGTCATGCCCATGATGACGCGTGTCGACATGAACGCGCCCAAGGAGCTTCGCGAGAAGATCCGCTACGGGAGCCGCGCGCTGCGCAAGGGGACCGAGGCGACGGCGCTGCCCGACGCTCTCCGGAGCAAGCCCTCGACGTCGAAGATCGAGCTGGACGCCCAGCTCGTGAAGGCGGAGACGCACGTCTCGTTCGAGGCGCTGGAGGACTCCATCGAGCGCGGGACGTTCGAGTCCACGATCCGGGCGACGCTCGCCGAGCGCATCGGGCTGGACCTGGAGGACCTCGCCTTCAACGGCGACACCACCTCGGCGGACAGTCTGCTCAAGACCCTCAACGGGTTCATCGTCTCCGCGACGACGAACATCGTCGCCGGCGGCGGGGCGACCCTCCAGCGGAGCGTCCTCAAGGACACGCTGAAGACCATGCCGTCCGAGTTCAGGCGGGACAAGCGCAGCCTGCGCTATCTCACCGCGGACGAGGCCAACATCGACTACCAGGACCACCTCGGCGACCGGGCGACCCCGCTCGGCGACGACCAGGTCGGCGCGATGGAGTCGAGGCCGTACCACAGCATCCAGGTCGTCGGCGTGCCGGTCTTCCCGACCAACCTCGGCGCCGGGACCAACGAGACCGTGGTCCTGATGACCGACCCCGGGAACATGCTCTTCGGCGTCTGGCGGCAGATCCGGTTCGACACCGACAGGGACGTCTCGGCCGGCGTGTACATCATCGTCGTGACGGCCAGGGTGGACTTCAAGTTCGCCCACGAGCCGGCGGTGGTCAAGACCACGGGGGTCGTGGCGGTCTAGCGCTCCGGCGCGCGACCATTGTGACGGCGGGCTCGCGCGGGTTCGCCGAGACGGAGGAGAGAAATGGCACTGACCGTCAACAGCGCGTCCGACTCCGGGCGCGTCCCGAAGCAGCCGATGATGGCCGGCACCCTGAACGTCGACGCCGACGCCACCTACGCGGCCGGCGGCTACGACGTCTCGGCGAGCCTGCCGGACGGCGTCACCGTCTTCTGCAGCCCGTGGGTCCCGAGCTACGACGGCTCGGCGCTCTACTGGATGCGGATCGAGATGGTCTCCGGAGTCCCCAGGCTGAAGATCTACGACAACGGCAGCGGGGCGCCGGGCACCGAGACGTCGACCGCCGACCAGTCGGGCCACACCGGCGTGACCATCGACTGGATCGGCTACTGATCGCCGACTGAGAGGAGGTCTCAATGGCGACCATCACGACCAAGTTCGGCGCGGGCGGCGCCGGGATTCAGCCCGGTCACGGGAGTCCCGACCTGGCGACGGCGCTCAGAGACGTCGCCGACGACCTCGCCGACTTCGACGGAGCTGCCGCGGACTGGTCCGCGGAGCTGACCGTGACGGCGCACGCGGTCACCCTGTCGAAGCGCGGCGTTCCCGTCGCGGTCGAGGCGACCACGGCGACGTCGGCCGGCGTCAAGCAGATGCAGCACAGCGGTTCGCCGGGTGCCGGATACGTCCAGGTGGCGTTCACGGCGGGGGTGGCGACGCTGACGTTCAACGCGACGGACGCCGTCACGGGGGCCAGGGTGCTGATGGCGCCCCAGCCGGCGGCGGCGCTGCGCACGCTGAAGGGCTAGTCCCTACGGCCAGTCTCAGGGGAAGGACCGAGGCTCGGCCTCGGAGGAGACGGAGGATCTCAGATGACGACCCACTACGTCCGACTCGAGCCGTACGACGAGTCGCGAGGCGCTCTCTGCGAGCGGTTCTGCGTCGGCGGTCAGCTGTTCACGCAGGGGACCTGGTACGAGCTCGACCCGTCGGTGACCCCCGCTCTCGAGGGGCTCAGGCAGGCCACGGGCTGCCCGTTCTTCCAGATCGTCAGGACGGAGGCCGAGTTCAGGGACATCACCAAGCGCGAGCTCGCGGCCGCCATGGGCGGGCCCGAGGCCGCCGCGCTGGCCCAGATGTTCGCGAACCCGGCGCCCGAGAAGACGACCCCGCCGAAGCGCGACGGGGAGGTCCGCGAGTCGAGATTCGCCGGGCTCTCTGCCAGGGAGGTGTCGCGCGGCGCGGCGGCCCGGGCGGCGGCCGCGGATCTCATCGGCGCGGGCGCCGAGCCCGATCGCGAGCCCGATCGCGAGCCCGACCCCGAGCCCGACCCCGAGCCCGACCCAGCGCCGGTGCCCGACGATGGGGTCGCCGTCATGGGATCGCGTCCGCCGGACGCCAAGCCGACGAAGGAGATGCTCTCCTCCATGACGAAGGCTGAGCTGCTCAAGATCGCCGGAGACGGCGTTCCGAAGAAGGCCAAGCGGTCTGAGATCATCGCGGCGATCCTCGACGGCTGACGCCGTTTCCTACCCCTACCTGCCATCGCTACGTAATCCATATTGGTGTAGACTTACGCCAAGCTGGGAGGTTGAACGTGACAGACGGGCGGCGTCGCACTCCAGTTCCAACGAATGAGCTCGTCGCGCTCACCAAGGCCGTCGCGAGCATCGAGACCAAGGTCGACACGATAAAAGACGAGCAGCTTCCCCCCGTCGCTGCAGCGGCCCAGGCTGCGCGCGACGGGGTCATCGAGCTGAAGGGGTGGAACCGCGACATCGTACGCCGCGTGGAGGGCCTCGAGAGCGCTCCGGCTCCTCCCCATGCCTGCGCCCAGGAGTCGACCATTCGGGAGCACTCGAAGGTGCTCTCGGGCCACGGAGAGCGCCTCAGCGGGCTGTCCCGCTGGCGCTGGTGGATCGCCGTCGCGTCCGTGACGCTGGGGCTGGCCGCGGCGTCCGCGGCCGGGAGCGCGCTGTGGACGACGGCCCAGGCCGAGACGGAGCGCACGGAGGTCCGGCGGGACGTCGACCGTCACGAGGAGCACATCGAGGCGATCGAGAGGGCCTACAAGGCGGACCGGGTCGAGCTGCTCGATGCCGTCGGGCAGGTCCCGCGGCGCGTCAAAAAGATACTCCCTGCCGGGCCGGCGAAGACAGATCTCGACGCCGTCGTCGAGGACGCGGACGATTTCACCGACTGGGAGCGCCGCCAGCTGCTGACCATCCTCCGTCGCAGAGAGAAACGGCGCAGCGGCAACGGAGGCGGGAGCCGATGAGACCATCAGAGGAGGACGACGGGCGGTCCCACGACGCCCTGACCGTCACCGTCGACGACCACCACCCGAGGCCGAAGCTCGTCCAGGTGGCCGACACGACCACGTCGATAGGCGCCGGGGCGGACTTCGACCTCGACGTCTCGCTCGGCTCGTCCGCCTTCCAGGTCGCCTGGGGTCAGCTCATGGGCCCGAACAACACGGGCGGGGCGACGCTCTGGAGGGAGGGGTGCTCTGTCCACGCGTCGCGCGACTCCTCCGAGGCCATGGCCCACTCGCAGCGCGACTCCGGGAGCGCATACAAGAGCTACTCGGCGACCTACTCGAAGGGGGCCGGCGACTCCTACCTCTCGCACAAGGTCTTCAACAACAGCCCGACGCAGGACTACATTGCGCTCAAGGACGCCGTCCTGACGGGGAGCGTCCTTCGGCTGACGTTTCACAACTATGCTGGGAGCTCGCAGACCCTGTGGGTCAAGGGCTCGATGGTGGTGGCCTGATGCGACCCTCAGGAGACGACGTCGTCCTCGACCACGACCTGCTGACGGACGTTGGGGAGGACGACCACCATCCGTCGGCGGTCCTGGAGAGGTTCGCCGTGAACGCCCTATCGATCTCGCCGGGCGACTACGAGTACAGGGTCGACCTCGGGAAGTCTGGATGCCAGACGGTCCGCGGCGTCCTGCGCGGAGTGGCGAACATCGACGTCCAGGGCCACGAGGGGTGCTTCTTCATCGGCTCGGCGACGACGGGCCAGGGCGCTGCGGTGAACGTTCGTCCCTACCCGTCGGGCACGAACAGCTACTGCGGGAGCTACAGCCGTCTCTACGGCGACACGCTCCTGTCGTACGTCGGCGCCTACGGGACGTCAATCGCCCTGAAGGACGCCTACATCGACGGCGACGACGCCGTCCTTCTGTTCTCCAACCTCAGCGGATCGAACCAGAACCTCAGGGTGTACGGGTCGCTGATCGCGAAGTGAGCCGCTGTGATAAGCTGCTCTGGGTGAGGCCATGAGACCGCGAGACTGGAGAGAGATCCCGGAGCTCCACTCGGCGTTGGAGAACGTCGGGATCGACCAGCACCACATTCGGCCGAGCAACATCGAGGTCTCGAACACGTCGCTGTCGGTATCTCCGCTCCCGGGCGGCCCGGGGGTGTGGGACATCGCCGTCCCGTTCGACGCCGTCGCGGTGATGTTCAACCTCCGATCGCTCCACTCGACCGACCAGGGAGGCGGGAAGGCCGGCGTCACCGGGGTCGCGGGGCGATCGTCGCTCGACGCGGCGACCGTGTCGCTGGGAGGGCACGGTACTCTCGCGTCGACGAGCTACAACGCGGCGTACTCCAAGGCGGGCGGGGCGCTCTACCTGTCCCACAAGGTGTTCGACGCGAGCGGAAACCTCGTCCTCGCGCTGAGGGATGCCTATCTGACCCTGACCGGCCCGTCGACGAGGGTCCTCCGCACGGAGTGGACGAACTTCGGGTCCGGCTATGAGACGCTGAACTGCTGGGGCGAGTTCATGGTGTTCGGATGAGCGATCCTCTGCGAGTTCTGGCGATCTGCACCGAGGACCCGGAGGACATCCTCGGCGGGATGGGGATGCACCTCCGGGAGAACTATCGGGCCATGGCCAGGGGGCACGACGTCAGGATCGACCTGCTGACGGTAGGGGGGAAGGAGGGCCCGGACCCGTATCTCGGCGTGACGAAGTGGTACGCCGACAACCTCGTGTGCTACCGCCCCCGGAACCCCGGACTCGCGAGCTGGCCGTTCCTAGACATCCAGCTCGCCAGGACGGTCACCAGGATGATCGCCGACGGCCGCCGGTGGGACGTCGTCCACGCCCACGAGTGGAGCTCCATCCAGACGGCCAGGATGGTCCGCGACGCGCTCCGCATCCCGATGGTCGGGACGATGCACCTCTGTCTGAGCTACCTGGCCCGCGTCGAGAGCCCGGCCGGCGCGGTCCAGATGCACAGATGGAGCGACGGCGACCTGTACTGCGCGAACCAGGAGGGGCACCTGATCTGCGATCCGCACGAGCTGATCCTGTGCTCGCAGGCGTACGTCGACATCGTCCGCAGCCACTTCATGACGGACCGCCAGATAAACCTCATCTACAACGGTGTGAACGTCGACGAGTGGAACCCGGACGCCGGAGACGGGGAGCGCGCCTACTCGGACTGCGGTCTTGGCTTCGCGGACGGCCTGCCGATCTCCCGCCGTCCGGTCGCCCTGTACTGCGGGCGGATCGCGACGATGAAGGGCGTCGTCCCTCTGATCGAGGCGATCGAGAGCGCGGACTCCGGCTGGCAGGTCGTCATGGCCGGCGACGTCGCCGCGAACACCGAGAACGACGTAGAGCGTTGGGAGGTGACGCGGCGGATAAGGGCGCTCGAGCAGGCCCATCCGGAGCGTCTCCGCTGGGTGAAGTTCAAGCACGGTCAGGCCCTTCGCGATCTCTACGCGCTCGCCGACGTCGTCCTGATGCCGTCGATCCACGAGCCGTTCGGGCTCGTCGCTCTAGAGGCGATGGCGATGGGGACTCCGCTGATAGCCACGGACGTCGACGGGCTCGGGGAGATCGTCTGCGACGCCTCCGGCCGGGAGTACGCGATGGTCGTCCGGCCGCGGAGTCCGGGGAGCATCCTCGCGGCGCTCAGGGACCTGCGCAGTCCAGAGCTCCGGGCCGAGCTGGTCGACCTCGGCATGCGCCGCGTCCGCGACTTCACCTGGGACGCCTCCGCGGCGCGGACGGTCGACGTCTATCGAAGGGCCGTCGAGAGGGGCGCGTTCGCCAGGGCCGTCTAGGGAGAGACCGATGTCGGTAGCACTGAACAACCCACCGCC